TTCTTCTACTATGGGATTAGATATAAAAGGTGAAGTTGGCGAATTAAAAGTGAGTACAGAATGAGTTGGACATTTACGACATTAAAAACAGCTATACAAGATTATACTCAAAATACTGAGTCTACTTTTGTTACTAATTTACCTACAGTTATAAAACAAGCAGAAGATAGAATAGTTAAATCTGTAGAATTACCTAATTTTAGAAAAAATGTCACAGGAACATTTACTAATGGCAATCAATACTTAGCTACTCCTAGTGATTATTTATATCCTTTTTCATTAGCTGTTTTAGATAGTAGTAACAATTATAGTTATTTAATAAGTACGGATGTTAGTTTTATAAGAGAAGCTTATCCTTCTGCTAGTTCAACAGGAACACCTAAACACTATGCACAATTTGATGATACAACTTTTATAGTTGGTCCAAGTCCAAGTTCTTCACTAAATGTAGAATTACATTATTACTATATACCTCAATCAATTACAGCATCATCTGATGGTACTAGTTGGTTAGGAACAAATGCACCAGAATTATTGCTTTATGCTAGCTTAATAGAAGCGTATACTTTTATGAAAGGAGAGCCAGATATTATGGCTAACTACGAAAAAAGATTTCAAGAAGCATTACAAAAACTTACTTTATTATCTGATGGATATAATAGAAAAGATGCTTATAGGGATGGTCAAAGAAAACTAGATGTCTAATGATCCTATAACAACGCTACAAGGCAAAAATATTGCAATTGTAGCTATGGGTCAAAGTCAAATAGATTTTCATCTCTCACAGACACACAGCGTTGAATTTGACGAAGTTTGGGCAATCAATGCAATGATAGGAGTTTTACCTAATATAGACAGAGCTTTTATATTAGACCCAATGAGTAGATTCCTTGATACTGAAGATGCTGGAACTATGACACCTATGATGAGGAAACAATTACCTTTATGTAAATTTCCTATATATACCTGTGAGTTAGATGAAAGAGTGCCTAGTGCTGTAGAATATCCTATAGAGTCGGTTGTTCGTGATACAGGATGTGCTTACTTTAATAATACTATTCCATATGTAATAGCTTATGCTTTGTGGAATAAAGTAAACAAGATAAGCATTTTTGGAGTTGATTATACCTATAGAAGTAATATGCACTTTGCAGAAGCTGGTAGAGGGTGTGTAGAGTTTTGGTTGTCTAAATGTATAGATGCTGGAGTTCAGATAGAAATAGCACCTAGATCAACTTTATTAGATACAGACGTTGGATTTGAAGAAAAACTATATGGTTATCATAGATTAGATAATCCTAAAGTTGCTTATCAAAATGGTTTTGATATGAGTGTTTGTAGATTATCAGATATACAAATAGAAGAAGAACAAAAGCCTGTTGGAATAATAGGCAGAAAAGATTTAAACTTATCTGAACCAGTAGAACCAAAGGAATATTAATGCACACAGACAAATTTGAAATATCAATAGGTGATCTAGGAGTACAAACTACAGACAATCGAGGACATACTATTGAAGAGGTTGCTGAAATGGCAACAAACAAATTAATATCTATAAGTGATACTGCACCTATGGAAATTAAAGCTCAAGCTCATGCTTTTAGAGCAAGAACTAAAATGGTTGTTGCACATTACATACAAGAAGGAATAAAAAACCATATGTGTACAATATGCAACGAATTGGAAAAACAAGGTCAAACTGACCTAGCAAATATAATAAGGAGGCTGTAATGGCTATTACTCAAGCAATGTGTACGTCTTTCAAAAAAGAACTATTGGAAGCAAAACATAACTTTTTACTTTCTGGAGGTAATGATTTTAAATTAGCTCTATATACATCAAGTGCTACTATGTCAGCAGCTACAACTGCTTACACTACAACTAATGAAGCAACTGGTACTAATTACACCGCTAAAGGTTCTAGTTTAACTAGAGTTAATCCTTCTACTTCAGGAACAACTGCATTTACAGACTTTGCTGATTTAACTTTTGGTACAGCAACTATAACTGCTAGAGGATGTATGATTTTTAACGACACTGCATCAGGTGATCCAGCAGTAGCTGTATTTGATTTTGGTGGCGATAAAACTTCTACAGCAGGTTCTTTTACTATTACATTTCCAACTGCTGACGCATCAAACGCTGTTATAAGAATAGCATAGGAGTTTAAGTGGCAACAGGTTGGGGTCGTGCTGGTTGGGGTGAAGACTTCTGGGGTGCTACTTCAGTATCTGTTGCTGTAACTGGACTTGCAGGAACTACCACATTAGGTAATGAAGCAAATGTTACTGGTGATGCTAATGTAGCAGAAACAGGTGTAGTAGGAACATCTGCACTAAACTCAGTAGTAGCTGCTGGTTTTGCAATCACAGGTGTATCAGGAACTGCATCAACTGTAGGTCTTGGTGACGAAACAGTAACTTGTGATGCTAATGTATTTCCTACTAATGTAGTAGGTACAACTGGATTAGGAACTTTAAGTCTTGTAACTGTAAATATTCTTTCTATAACAGGATTAGCTGGAACATCTGCACTAGGAACAGAAACAGTACAAGCAGATGCAAATATGTCTGTTGATAATGAAAATGTATTAGCAACAGGACAAATAACAGATTTATTAGTATGGGGATTAGTAGATGATTCGCAAACTCCAAACTATTCAACAGTAACAACAACACAGTCTCCTAATTGGAGTGATGTTGCATAATGATATATAATTTTTATACGAGGAAAATAAATGGCTAGCACATATGTTAATGATTTAAGACTCAACGAAATGGCGACTGGTGATGCGTCAGGCACTTGGGGAACAGTCACAAATACAAATTTAGAGTTAATAGGTGAAGCTTTAGGCTTTGGAACAGAAGCCATAACAACTAATGCAGATACTCACACTACTACAGTTGCTGATGGTGCTACTGATCCAGGTAGAGCTATGTATCTTAAATATACAGGTACATTAGACTCAGCTTGTACAATTACGATTGCACCAAACACTATAAGTAGAATGCAGTTTATAGAGAACGGAACAAGTGGTTCGCAAAACATTATTATTTCACAAGGTTCTGGAGCTAACATAACCATACCCCCAGGTGATACCAAAGCAGTTTATTTAGATGGTGCTGGTAGTGGAGCAGCAGTAGTAGACGCTTTTGCTAGTCTTTCTACAGTAGACCTAAAAGTTCAAGACGATTTAACAGTTACAGATGACGCCTCAGTAGGTGGGGATTTATTAGTTAGTGGAGAAGTGCAAACTGCAAACATAGGATTTACTGATGGCGACAACGCTGTAACTATTTCAGATGGAGGTAGCACTTCATTTGCACAAGAACTCACTGCAACTGCTGGTGTAAAACTAACTGGAACGACACCCACACTAACAATAGGTGATGCTGGAGCAGAAGATACTAAGATTGTTTTTGATGGTAATGCACAAGACTTTTACATAGGTTTAGATGATTCAGCAGATGATTTATTAATTGGTTTAGGTTCTACTGTTGGAACAACTCCTGCTATTTCTATAGATGAAAGTTTAAATGCAACATTTGCAGGTGTTATACAACCTCCATCAGCTAACGCTATTGACTTAGGTGTTAATGGAGCAGAATTTAGAAGTTTGTATTTAGATACAAGCCTCATAGCATCTAACGAACTTACTATAGCTACAGGCACAAATTTAGTTATAGATGCAGCAAGTGTAATCAAACTAGATGCTGGTGGAGGAGAAGTACAATTTAAAGATGATGGCACTGAGATAGGTGTCATATCTATGGGCAGTAGCAACATGAATATAGAATCAAAAGTTGCTGATAAAGATATTATATTTAAAGGCATAGATGGCTCTAGTGATGTTACTTCTCTAACCCTTGATATGTCTGATGCGGGTGCAGCTACTTTTGGTTCAAGAATAATTGGAGGCAATAATATTGTTCTAACTAGCACTAATGCAGTTCAGTTTATGGGTGGCTCTACTCAGTCTTTTGGAGATACTGGTGCTATAGGTATAGCTGGAGGAACTAATTTTCATATAACTGGTTCTGCAACAGGTGATATGTGTTTTGCACCTAAAGGCGGTAACGCATTCCTCATAGGAACTTCTAATTCAGGTTCTGGTCCTTCACTTAGGTTAAAAGTAGATGAAGATGGAAATTTTATGTTTGGAGGAGCTACCTCAATGGATTCAAACTCGTCTTTGATTTCGTTTACTTTAAATGCTAACAATAAATTTAATGGAGCTTTTATTACTGATGGTAATACTGCCAATCATTTCGGACCTATGATTCGTTGTGGTACAGATGATAATAGTGGCACAAACACTATGCTTACATTCCAAGATGGTAATGGTGACGGCATAGGTTCAATTACCTCTTCTGGTGGAACAGTAAGTTATGGGGCATTTACTGCTCACCACGAAGTTAATGTGCCAGATGCAGATAATCCATCTGATGATACAGATGCTTATCCTTACGGAACTTTAGTAGAAGTAGTATCAACGTATTTAAGTGATACAAATAAACAAGGCAGTATTAGATACACAGTACAAAAATCACAATCAGCAAATAGTAAAAAAGTTTTAGGTGCTTATTGTTCTAACATGGGTCCAAATCCAATGGTTCCGACTTCTGGAACTTACGCAAACAATCTACACATGATTAGTATTTTGGGTGATGGACATATAATTTGTAATAACTCAGGCGGTAACATATCAGTCGGCGATGGTATATGCACTTCTTCAACTGCTGGCATAGGCACGAAAGCAACAGACAATCCTTCAATGATTGTTGGTATAGCACAAGAAGACGTAACATTTAGTGGCTCAGAAACTAAATTAGTTCCTGTTCAGTTTGGTGTTCAGCAATTTACACCTTGGAGTTAAAGGAGACTTAATATGGCAATAAATTATACTTGGGATGTTTCTACTTGCGACACTTACCCAACTAAAAGCGGTAAATCAAACGTAGTACACAAAGTACATTGGGTACTAAAAGCAACAGATGATACCAATAATGATTCAGAGGGTAATTCACAAACTGCTAGTGTTTCTGGATGTCAAAGTTTGGATACATCTGATTTGTCATCATTTACTAATTGGTCAAGTCTGAATTCTTCTACAGTACAAGGTTGGGTAGAGACTTCTATGGGTACTGATGGCGTTGCATCTTTAAAAGGAAATTTAGACGCACAGATAGCTGAAAAAGTAACACCAACAACAGTTCAAAAAACATTAGGATAAAAATATGGAACAACAATACTTTGTAAACGTACTTCAAATAATAGATATTTCTACAGAAAGAGGTGCTTGGAAAGGTTCTGAAATAGAAGGTATAGCTTCAATTAGAAAACAAACTATGGATCACATACAATCTTTAGCCGAGGCTTCTGAAAAAGAAGAAACGCAAGTAGAATCAATCACTAAAAAAGTAGGAGAAAAGTAGTGAGTTTTTGGAAAAAGGTAGTTGACTTCTGGACTGGCACAGAAAGAAAAAAAGTTAGAGCCAGAGACGAAGAAGGCCAGTTTGTGGCTGACGACAAATCCACCCCGGACGTAAACGAAGCCTACACAGAGGTTAGAGTCAAGAAAACAAAAAAACGCAAAAAGAAAAAGAAGTAATGTCTGATGTTAGCGAAGCAATGGCAAAGATTGAAGCGCATGAGCGCGAGTGCACTATTCGCTACGAAAACATAGAGAGAAGATTAGAAGACGGATCTAAACGCTTCGACAGACTTGAGACTATGCTTTGGGCAGTATATCCTTTTATTGTAGGAGCTATCGTATTAGCTGAGTTTGTATGAACGAAGAAGTAAACGTCGAAATAACAAAAGAACCAGTTATCAAAAAGAAACTAGAGCTCGACATTGACGTAACCCCACACAACCAAGGCGAAAACCCATTTCAAAAGTGGATCCACTTAGCCAGAACAGTCGATGCCTGGAGAATATTCCCAAGAGTATTTGTAAGTGTTTATATTGTTTTACTTTATAAGGTTGTAACCTGGTTTATGGATATACCAGAACCAAACCTAGAACAAGCTGGCCTAGTCTCAATAGTAGTAGGCGCAATGGCAGCTGTATTTGGAATCTACGCGGGCACATCCGGACAAAGTAAGAAGTTCAAAGGCGAAGACTAATGGAACAGGCCATAGGTCTTATAGGAGATCTAGGACTACCCATCGCAAGCGGCCTAATCATGGCCTACTTTATATTTCTAATAATGAAACAGCTTATGGATGGTTTGGTATCAGAAATAAAAACTGTCCAGGGCATAACTACGATGCTGATAACCAGAGCATCGATAATGAATAACGACATCATACGCATAGACACCATAGTATCTAGCGCACTCAACTTACCCCCGGATCTTGACCGCATAGCCAGATCTGAAAACTTTGTGGAAGACGGGAAGATTGATGCCAGGAGAGATTAATGGACATAGTCGAGCTCGTACAAAAGTTTGGTTTCCCTACAGTCATGGTCATAGGCTTAGGCTATTTTGTTTTTTTCGTCTGGCAAACTATCACAAAAACTATAGATCCAGCTGTGCAAGAAATGAAAACCACAATCATTCGTCTCACAGACCAACTTCGACTACTTGACCAGGATATGATACGCTTGAAGGAGAAAGTTGACACTGTTGTTCGGTTGAAAGACCAAGAAAAACAAAAACATGAGCATGAAAAATCAAAAAAGACCTGATGAAGTATTATTGATAGCTTCTATGATAATCGTGATGTTTGTTGTTTTGTCAGTACAAGCCGATGAAATGGTGCACAAATTTAAAAGTCCTTCTTTTAGTGGTGAAGGCACGTCTTCACACTATTTGACCATTGAGAATCAAGAGACAAATCGGGCCCAGGCGATTAAGGACGAGATAGCCGCTTTAGCTGAAAAGCTAGAGCGGGACAAGACAAATACAGTAGAGGCTCGGTTTATGAGAAATCTTACCAGCCGGATCTATGCAAATTTGGCGAGACAAATAGAGTCTTCTTTATTTGGAGAAAATACAAACAAATTCGGTTCTATGGAGCTTGACGGAAATACCATAGAATATGAGATAACAGATGAAACAGTTAGAGTTACAATCACAGATGCCGAGGGCAATGTCACAGAGGTTATTGTGCCTCTTAATGGCTTCACTTTTTAGCAGTTGTACTCTAATGATTGATCCCATAGAAAACAACCTAGCTCCGATAAAGAAGTATGAACAACCAGAATTAGTTGTTCTTTACACTGATTTAGCAGACTTACCAGAACCCGTAAGAAAACCTGTCATAGCCGTTTATCCTAATACTTTCAAAGACGAAACTGGCCAACGACGTAGTAACTCTACTTATGCAACTTTCAGCACAGCCATAACCCAGGCCCCACATGCTTATCTAATACGCGTATTGAAACACTCTGGTTTCTTTGAAGTGGTAGAGCGCGTTGCGTTAGAAGCGGTATCTAAAGAAAGACAGCTCATACGATCTACTCGTGATACGTTTGACGAAGATCAAAAGCTCATGCCGCTCATGTTCGCAGACCAAGTGATTAGTGGTGGCGTCCTATCTTACTCTGCTAATATTAATTCTGGAGGTGCCGGGGCAAGATTTCTTGGAATCGGAACAGATAAAAGTTATCGTGAAGATATAATTACAGTAAGTTTACGTTTAGTTTCTGTCAGTACAGGACGTGTGCTCATGGAAACAATGACAACAAAAAAAGTTTTATCGGCATCGCTTAACAACGATGTCTTTAGATTCATTAGCGACAATACGGAGCTAGTGGAATTAGAAGGTGGTGCAGTAAAAAATGAGCCTATGTCTGTTGCTCTCCAAATGGCTATCGAGACAGCTGTAAAAGATATAATAGACCAAGGCATATCACAAGGGTATTGGAGGTACAAACAATGAAAAAACTCTTATTATTAATCTTGCTATCAGGACCACTAACGGCAGCCGATAATGAGATCTTCCTGGACCAATCTTCTGGTGCTTCTAACACCAACATAGATTTAGAACAACTAGGATCTGGCAACATAATCGGTGGCTCTGATGCAGCAGCCGGCTCAATGACAGCGCTCAAATTTACCGGGACAGCTGGGACGCTAGACATAAATCAGATAGGCGATTCTAACAAGTTCTTAGGCGATATTGTCTCGGATTCTTATATCGGCTTTTTTGAGTTTGACGGCAATAGCAATACGTTCAACATGAACACCGACAAGACAGCAACTTACGGGGCAGATTCATCAAATGTTAATGTGGACGTCACCGGAAATAGCAATACATTCACACTCAATCACGCTACAACAGCATTGGCTAGTACGCTAGATTTAGATTGGATTATCAATGGTAACAGCAACACAATAACATCTGGAATAAATGCAGATTCAGCTACAAATTACGTTAATATAGATGGTAATGATAATGCTTTGACACATGCAGCTTCGGGATATGCTGGAAATTATTTTTACTTAGATCACGACGGATCTAATAGAACATTTAATATTACACAATCATCAACATTAGATAATGACTGGCTCAAGATTCTTAGTTCTGGTACTACTACTTCAACTGTCTGTGTGGTCCAAAACGATCAGGGCACAAGCACAGGATGTTGATATTGGCTCCATAAGCGAGCTTAGAGGTAGTGCACAGGTAGTTAGAGATCAGCCTTATGGGGCAGAGTTATCTTTTCCTATACAACAGCTGGACAATGTAAAAACTCAGTCTGGAGCTGTAGCGATAACCTTTGAGGATGAAACAATCGTGCGAGTTATGGATCACAGTAAGTTGGTTATCAACAGTTACATCTACGATCCCAACCCAGCTAAAAGCGAAATGGCCTTACGTTTTGCATCTGGCACAGCTCGTTTTGTCACAGGCAAATTTAACAACAAAAAGAAAATACGCATACAGACACCCTCTGCGGACGTTTATGTGCGCGGCACAGATTTTACAATCACTACCACCCCAGAAACGGGCGCCTCGTTGGTGATTCTATTGCCTGGTGTTGACGGCAAAGTAGGCGAAATAATAGTAGAAACAGCGATGGGACAAGTCATACTAAACCAAGCCTATCAAGCGACTACTGCCATGACTTATAACCAAGCACCATCAAAACCTGTAACATTAGACATATCACTGGAACTTATAGACAACATGTTAATTGTTAATCCTCCACAAGAACGCCAGGATCTTGTAGAAGAAACACAACAACAAGGCACAGCAGATTATCTGAACTTTTCAGATCTTGATATAGATTTCTTAGCAGAAGATTTTTTAGATAACGAAGCGGATTTAGAGTTTACAGAGCTCGATATAAATTATCTGGATGTAAACTTTTTAGAAGATCTTTTGAATGTTATTGATGCCTTGGCTATTGATGAAGAAGACGATCAACTAAACCAAATAGCAACTGGGATTACTATAGCGGGTACTAACATTGGTCAAGATAAAGACACACAGATAACAACAATAATTACTGGCCAACAGATAAGTATTCGTAGATCTGTAGGAGACACCTATCGCCTAGACTTAGATGGATCTAGCGCATACACTCTTATATTGTTTCAAAACGGGGTAGAACACGTTGTTAAAGTCAATGGTGGATCCTCAAACATAATAACTATAAGGCAAGGAAATTGAACAAAAAATACATATTCCCAGCTCTACTTATTGGTTTGGCTCTACCTTTGCTAATGCAGCTCACACCCTTAGAGATCCTCAAGCTCAAAACATTTGATGCTTTTGTAAAAGAACAAGATCCTACAGGTAACTTTGTAATCCTAGATATAACTGAGGCTGATATAGAAAAAGAAGGCGGGTGGCCATTACCTAGAAGGAGGTTAGCAGAAATCCAAGTAGATTTACTTAACGCTGGTTCGTATGCTCAAGCCTGGGCATTGACTTTTCCACAACCAGACCGACTTGGCGGAGACAAAGCCTTTGCAGAAGCCTTGAGCTATGGCCCGTCTGTATTAGCCATGTTTGAGTCAGATACAGGCAACTATCCACCAACTGTAGGTACAGTCATACTAGGCGAAGATACAGGTGGAGGCTTTCAAGCCAGAGGAGTTGTAGAAAACATAGACATTCTTAAAAATAGTGCGACACAGGGCGTCGCATCAGCACCTACAGACGTTGATGGTTTGGTAAGACAATATCCTTTGTTATTGCGTACAGACACAGGTTTCGCTTCAAGCCTACCTATAGAAATAATCAAGAAAGTCTCCGGGGCAGACACTTATATTATAAATATGACTGATAGTGAGATACGAGTACCATCACTCCCACCTATATCAGTAGACTCAGCACACAGAAAATGGATTAGCTATGTTGATACGCCAGTCATTACTCTGGATGATTTGTCTGGCGCACAAGATAAGATAACCATAATAGGAACTTCTGGTGGCGGTATTATGCCTCAAGTGCCTACAAGTAAAGGTTTGATGTACCCACATTTCTTACAAGCAGCTGTAGCAGAGTCAATATTGATCGAGGACTCACCCAGGATCCCTGAGTGGCACCTAGGAGCTGAGTTAGCCATATTTTTATTATTTTGTTTATTGGCCTGGTTCTTAACACAAAGACTAAGCATGTCTGTTGGTTTGATTTATTTTGGAATATCAGCTGGATCTTTAGTTACATTTGGTATCTACACTATACAAAATGGTGTGCTCTTAGATGTTACTTGGTCTTTGATTGGCCAGTTTATTATAGGTAGCACCTCTTACTACATCAAATACAGAGAAGAATACATACTCAGACAACAAATCAAAAAACAGTTTGAGCATTACTTAGATCCTCGCCAAGTCAAACAATTACAAGATAATCCAGATCTACTAAAGCTTGGAGGATCTAGGCGTTATATTACTGTGCTCTTTACTGATGTCCGGGGATTCACTTCTTTATCAGAATCTATGTCCGCAGAAGATGTGACTTACATAATGAATCGTGCATTAACGGCCCAGGTAGAAGCCGTAAGGCAATATGGCGGTACCATAGACAAGTTCATTGGCGATGCGCTCATGGCTTTCTGGAACGCTCCTTTAGAAATAGAAAGACACGAAAATGCTGCGGTTGATTGTGCATTACAAATGCGAAAAAATATGGACAAACTTAATCTTGAACTGGTTGATGAAGACTTGCCACCAGTTTCTATAGGTATAGGTATTAACAGCGGAGAGGCTATAGTCGGCAACATGGGATCCGATACACGTTTTGATTACACTTGCATAGGCAGTCCTGTAAACGAAGCGGCTAGACTGGAATCCAGTTGCAAAGAAGTAGGCGTAGATTTAATTATTGGCAGAACTACAGCCTTAAAATCAGATCAAATACTAAAAGAACTAGAGCCTATAAAAGTAAAAGGCGTTGAAAGACCATTACAAATTTATGGTTTACTTGAGCAATAAAGACAAAAGATGCAAATTATTACAAAATTGTATTAAAATGAACAACAAGGATTAATATGAGTAAAATTTTACTAGGTGTAATTGGAGTTTTAGTTTTTATATGTTCCATATTGTATTGGCAAAACTCAAGACTATCTGCTTTGAATGATGCTTTTGAACTCCGAGACGTTGAACAAAAAGCGGCCATAGAGAGTTTGCAAAATGATTTTGCTTTACAAACATCATCTTTACTAAACTTACAATCTAAGAATCAACAAATCGAAGCTGAAATGAGTAGATACCTAGACATATTTAAACGTCACAATCTTACAAAATTAGCTATAGCTAAACCTGGTTTAATAGAAACCAGAGCAAACAAAGGAACAAAAGATGTATTTGATAGCATTGAAAAAGACACTGTTGGCATTGACAGTCTTGACGATGGCTTGCAGTTGCAGCCTAATACCCAGTAAAAAGGTAGAAATAGTCACAAAGCCGATTGAAAGGAATATCGTACAACCGATATTGCCTAGAGCAGTAGATCTGAAAGATCCATATTGGTATGTGGTATCAGAAAAAAACATAGAAGAGTTTTTACAGAGAGTTGAAAAAGAAGAGGGAGCTGTAGTATTTTTTGCAATGTCAGTACCAGATTACGAGTTGATGGCGTATAACATGCAAGAGCTTAAAAGATACATAAAAGAATTGAAAGAAGTGGTTGTGTATTATAGGACTGTAACAACCAAACAAGGAGAGAATAATGAGTAAATCACCAGACGCTTTCGTTTATAAATGTACTTTGCGCTCTGTAACCGATGGGGACACTATTCGTTTGGAAACTATAGACCTTGGGTTCTCTGTGCAATTACACAATAAAGCAGTACGCATAAACTCAATCGATACTCCAGAAAGCCGAATAAATATTAAAAGATACCCAGAAAGAGCCAAAGAAAAAGAGCTTGGTTTACTGGCAAAACAAAAACTTAAAGATTGGTTGGTTGGTGACATCACTATAAAATCGTATGGCACCGACAAATATGGGAGAGTATTAGCAGATGTATTTTGTGAAAAAGGTAATATCGCTGATTTGCTCAAAAAAGAAAATCTTGCTGTCGATTATCACGGCGGCACAAAAGTTAAAAAATGGGGAGAGTAAAATGGAAATATCACAAGAAAGAGCAGAGGCTTTGTTATTAGAAGATTTAGCAGATTTTGAAGAAGCGGTGAACGATTGTGTCAATGTGCCTTTAGAGCAAAATCAATATGACGCGATTGTAGCATGGTGCTTCAACATAGGTGAAAATGCCATGCGTAATTCAACACTTATAAAAGTTTTGAATAACTCCGAGTATCAAAAAGTACCAAGCGAAATGAAACGATGGAACAAAGTTACTGTAAATGGCGAAAAGATAGTCAGCGATGGTTTAATGAGACGACGTGAGGCTGAAAGTTTACTATTTAAAAATGAACCATGGCATGAAGTATAACGATGTGCAATACTACCCACAGGCCCATAGGCTTAGAGTTGGGTGGTTTATACGTCACTACCTGACCACCTAACTCGACTATGAGCGACGTATCGTACAAAGACTTTGACATACTATCTGAGCAAGACAAGGCAGAAGCCTTAGCCTTGATAAACCGATACGATCAACTAGAAAAACAAGATTCTTGCCAAAACGATTTTATCTCTTTTGTTAATCACATGTGGCCTGACTTTATAGAAGGCAGACATCATAAAATTATTGCTGATAAATTTAACAAGATTGCAGAAGGCAAACTCAAAAGACTCATAGTATGTTTACCTCCTAGACATTCTAAGTCAGAGTTTGCATCAACATTCTTCCCGGCGTGGATGATGGGCAGACAAGGTAATCTAAAAATAATACAAACAACACACACCGCAGAATTAGCAGTACGATTTGGTAGAAGAGTGAGAAACATAATAGATTCCGAAGACTATCAACACATTTTTCCCGATCTACAACTGCAAGCAGACAACAAATCAGCTGGTCGTTGGACTACAAACAAAGAAGGCGAGTCGTTCTACGCTGGTGTAGGTGGTGCAATTACAGGTCGTGGTGCGGATTTACTTATCATTGACGATCCACATTCTGAACAAGATGCTATGTCGCCAAAAGCTATGGAATCAGCTTATGAGTGGTACACATCTGGACCTAGGCAACGTCTACAACCAGGAGGCATCATTGTGATAGTAATGACCAGATGGAGCACTAAAGATCTGGTTGGCAATGTTTTGAAAAAACAATCAGACGAGTATGCGGATCAATGGGAGGTAGTAGAGTTCCCAGCTATTATGCCAGAGTCAGAAAAACCACTGTGGCCTGAGTTTTGGAAAAAAGAAGAACTTTTGAGCGTAAAAGCATCATTGCCTATATCTAAATGGAACGCACAATGGATGCAGAACCCTACGGCTGAGGAAGGATCTATAGTTAAACGAGAATGGTGGAATAGATGGGAAGATGAAGATGTGCCAGCTTATTCTTATGTCATACAAAGCTACGACACCGCTTTTTCTAAAAAAGAAACAGCAGACTACTCAGCAATAACAACTTGGGCAATATTCAACCGGGGCGATGAAACTGCGGACGAAATCATACTATTAGATGCAAAAAGAGTCAGATGTGACTTTCCAGAGCTGAAAAAGATGGCTATGGAAGAGTATCGTTATTGGGAGCCAGACTGTGTTTTGATTGAGGCTAAAGCATCCGGAACTCCATTGACACAAGAGCTGAGAAGAATGGGCATACCAGTTACCGCTTACTCTCCAAGCAGAGGTCAAGACAAGATAGCCAGAATGAATAGCGTAGCTCCAATATTTGAATCAGGTATGGTATGGGCACCAGACCATGACTTCGCTGACGAAGTTATTGAAGAAATGGCATCATTCCCGTTTGGCGATTATGACGACTTTTGTGATAGTGCTACAATGGCTTTGATGCGTTTTAGGCAAGGTGGTTTCATATCCTTGCGTGAAGATTACGAAGACGAGGTAAAATTATTAAAAGCGAACAGAACAGTATATTATTGAAAATATACCTAACTAGGTTTGTTTTCGATGGTAAAGAATACGCTGGGCCAGATATTCATGCGGAGTGCATTGAAGACGCTGAATTGATAGCTGAGTATAGTGGTTTAATTGTAGATGGAGAGTTGACGGACATCATGGATTTGGATTTGCATTTGGATTTTGATTCAAGACCAAGGGTGTTACACTAAATATTATGGCGATTGAGAAACGATTAGGAACAGAAGACAACCCAGACATAAGATCTATGGGTTCGGCTGTAGAAGTACAACCAGACACGACCAGAGAAGACCAAATAAGAGAAGCCGCAGAGATATTAGTATCTGGACAAGAAGTTCTTATAGACGACGAAATATTACCAGAGGAACCACAAATTGGTTTTAACGCTAATTTAGCAGAGGCTTTACCTGACGATATATTAGGCAGCATAGCCAACGACTTATTGAGCTCCATAAAAGGCGACAAACAATCCAGAAGTGAATGGGAAAAAACCTATACCGATGGATTGAAATATTTGGGCATGAAGTTTGACGAAGGTAGATCGCAACCATTTGAAGGATCTAGCGGCGTTATTCACCCGATTTTGGCAGAATCCGTTACCCAATTCCAAGCTCAGGCCTATAAGGAAATGTTGCCAGCAAAGGGTCCAGTCAAAACAGAAATTATTGGTGCCAGAACTGTAGAGACAGAAAACCAAGCCGAAAGAGTACAAGAGTTTATGAACTATTACATTATGAATGTAATGAAAGAGTATGATCCTGAGTTAGACCAAATGTTGTTTTACTTACCTTTGGCTGGATCTGCATTTAAGAAGGTGTACTTTGACTTCGTTTTAAACAGAGCAATGTCGAAATTTATACCACCAGAAGATCTTATTGTTCCCTATGAGGCAGCAGATATAAGCTCTGCCGAAAGAATTACACATGTTATCAACATGTCTTCTAATGAAATAAAAAAACAACAACTGACTGGTTTTTACGCAAATGTAGACATAGGATCTGACGGATATGCAGATGATATGTCTGAAATTGAAGAAGCCATAGACGAAATACAAGGCATATCGCCGTCATACAAAGAAAATAGAAACAGAACAGTTTATGAAGTACATACAGTGCTGGATATAGAGGGTTATGAAGACAGAGACGCAGAAGGCAATACTACAGGATTAAAGCTGCCTTATATTGTGACCATAGAAGAATCCTCACAAACAATCCTTAGCATAAGAAGAAACTATTTAGAAAACGACCTTCTTAAAAACAAGATAAATTACTTCGTTCAGTATAAATTTATGCCCGGACTTGGTTTTTATGGTTTAGGTTTATCACACATGATTGGTGGCTTATCCAAAGCATCTACCTCAATACTTAGACAACTTATAGATGCCGGGACATTAGCTAACCTACCAGCTGGTTTTAAAGCCAGAGGTATGAGAATTAGAGACGAGGATGAACCATTACAACCTGGAGAGTTTAGAGATATAGATACAACAGGCGGATCCTTGAAAGAAAACTTGATACCTTTGCCTGTAAAAGAACCAAGTAATGTTTTGATGCAACTTCTAGGTCTACTAATAGATTCTGGTAAACGCTTTGCCGCTATAGCTGACATGAACATTGGTGATGTCAACCAAGCTATGCCAGTAGGAACTACTGTCGCTTTACTTGAAAGAGGTACTAAAGTTATGAGTGCAATACACAAAAGATTGCACTATTCACAAAAACTAGAGTTTGGTTTACTTGCCAAAGTATTTAGTGAGTCTTTGCCACCTGTTTATAACTTTCAGGTTGGTTCTGGACAAAATCAAATCAAACAACAAGATTTTGATAACAGAGTAGATGTTATACCTGTTTCAGATCCAAACATATTCTCACAAAGTCAAAGAGTTACATTAGCGCAAGAACTATTACAAATGGTTCAATCAAATCCACAAATACATGGCCCAATGGGTATATATGAAGCATATAGGCGTATGTACTCTGCATTAGGTGTGGATAACGTAGATTCTTTATTGATGCCACCACCTGACATGACACCTAAACCAGTAGACGCTGGGTTAGAAAATGCAAGTCTTTTAATGGGACAACCAGCTCAAGCCTTCCCTGAGCAGAACCATCAAGCACATATTGAAACACACAGAAGTTTATTTTTTACAGATCTGGTAAAAGACAGTCCACAAGTACAGGCATTGATAATTAGCCATTGCATGCAACATTTACAATTCTTAGCAGCACAGTTGGCTCAGGAACAAATGCCAGATGAAATGAAACAAAGGATTGCTGAAATACAAGCACAAATGCAACAAGTCTCCCCGGAAGAAGCACAAACAATAGGCCAACAAATACAAATGATAAACGAGCAATATAGCTCTAGTATTATGGCTCAACTGGCTAACGACTTTTTACAATCTATAGGCATGAATAATGGCGGAGATCCTTTGGTTGACATAAGGCAACGTGAATTAGACCTTAAAGACAAAGAAATAGATTTAGAAGCACAACAGTTTGAAAGCAAACAAAATCAAAGATCCCAAGAGAAAAGTATGGATGCTGAGTTGCAACTAGAACGTATGAATGTGCAAAAACAGATTGCAGATGATAAACTTGAAGTAGCAATAGATAGACTGAAAACTAATACAGATATTAAATTGCTTGAATTAGAAAATAAAATTAAGGGGATATTATGACAACTTCTTACAAATTAAGCGCTATCAAAGAACTAAAAGCGCAAAAGAAAATATTGCGTGAGCAAGAAGCTATTGCACTTAAAGAAGCTAGAGAAGAAGCTGATAAAAAAGAACAAGCTAATCAGGCTCGTATAGCTAAAAAAATGGCTCGTATAGAAGCGGGACTTCCAGTAGAAGATCCTGGAGAAGAAAAGCCTGTAGAAAAAAAAGAACCAGTCAAAAAAACTGCTACAAAAAAAGTAGCAAAACCAAAAGCTGAAAAGAAAACACCAGCAACAAAAAGAGGAAGACCTAAAAAGTCAAAATAATGGACGAGCTTGCAGTCTTAGATTTCGTTAAGAAAAGACTTTCGGATCGAAAAAATCAAATAGAAGAGACACTTATGTCGGGTAGTCTTAAAGATATGGAACATTATAAATATTTGCAAGGCGAGCTAAGTGTCATATACTACTTAGAAGACGAAATAAGTGATTTAGGAAAACAACTATAATGTCAGAAGCAATACAACAAGATACGGGTATAGATAAGGTAGCAGAAGCGTATGTTGATCCAGAAGAAAGAGTTCTGGATCCAGAAAAATTAGATGCTTCAATATTAGAGCGTATGCCACAACCCACTGGGTGGCGTATGTTGGTTTTACCTTATGCGGGTAAAACAAAAACAAAAGGTGGGATTCTACTAGCAAATGAAACAGTTAGTCGTGAGGCGTTGGCTACAGTCGTAGCGTATGTGGTAAAACAAGGACCGCAATGTTACAAAGACGAAGCCAGATTTGGAGATAAACCTTGGTGTGAAGAAAAACA